CGACAGCGCCGAGGATGTCGTCGGGCGTCCCCACCCCCATCAGGTAGCGCGGCGCTTCTTCCGGAAGATGCGGAACCGTCGCGTCCAGCACCGCCAGCATGACTTCCTGGCCTTCTCCGACTGCCAGGCCGCCGACAGCGTAGCCATCAAATCCGATCGCTTTCAATGCATTGACCGACCGTATGCGGAGGTCCTTGTAGATGCTGCCCTGGACGATGCCGAAGAGGGCGTATCCTGGCCGGGGCTCGAAGGCCTGCTTCGACAGATCCGCCCACCGCATCGACATCTCCATGGACGCCTCAGCGGCTTTGTGGGCCGACGGAAATGCGGTGCATTCATCCAGGACCATGGTAATCGTTGAATCGAACTTGTTCTGGATGTCCATGCAGATGGCCGGCGTCAGACGATGGCGGCTTCCGTCGATATGCGACTGGAAGGTCACGCCGTCTCGGTCGATCTTCCGCAAGGCAGCTAGCGACATCACCTGGAAGCCGCCAGAGTCGGTCAAAATGGGTCCTGGCCAGTCCATGAAACGATGGAGGCCGCCCTGAGCTGCGATCCGGTCAGCGCCCGGGCGCAACATCAGATGGTAGGTGTTGCCGAGAATGCACTGGCACCCGGCAGCCCGAACCGCGTCGGCGGTCATTGCCTTCACGGTTCCGGCTGTGCCGACAGCCATGAATGCCGGCGTTTTGAGCGCACCGTGAGCTGTGTGAAAGATGCCGGTGCGCGCCAAACCGTCGGTGGCGAAGGTCTGAAAGCCATAATCCGCGATCGCGGTCGGAGTTACGTTCATACAGGCTGCCTAAAGCGGGTCAACATGGTCTGACAAGGACTTATCTCCACGGCCGTGGTTTACGCCGGATGGGCGGCCGAAAACGGACCTGTGGCAGGCACCTCCTGCGGATAGGAAAAAATAGCTTGACCAAACGACCCAAAATAGTGTAGGATATTTTCCATGATGGAGATTTGGCGGCACAGGCCTCTCCCTCTTGTGTCTTGAGCCCTTTGGGCTTGGCCGAGTGCCTTGATTCGCACAAGTGATGCGGATTTTATAAGTGACAGAAATCCTATCGAAAAAGCACTATTTGTAAGAAGTCAAATTCGAGGGACGCTACGGTCCTGGGCAGAGGAAGCGCTTCGCGATACCGGCTATCGACCGGCAGCCCATCACCTCTATCTGATCTCCGCGCTGGAAGGCCTGTCTGGCGGCGAATATGACAGACTAATGATCCTGATGCCGCCCGGGTCTGCCAAGTCGACTTACGCGTCGGTCATCTTCCCTGTATGGTGGTTTACCCAACATCCACGCTCCTCGATTATCAGTGCTTCGCACTCCCGGAGCCTAGCAGGACATTTCAGCAGGCGAGTTCGCTCGCTCATCGTGGAAAAGGGAGAATATCTGGGGTTTCGTGTCACGCGGGATCATCGCGCTATCGACACCTGGGCCACAAACAGCGGCGGAGAGTATCTATCGGTGGGTGTCCGTGGGGCCATAGCGGGACACAGAGCTGACCTCGTTATCATCGACGACCCCATCAAGTCGCAGGCTGACGCCGAAAGCGGGCGGCAGCGTGAACATGTCTGGGACTGGTACAAATCAGATATCACGACCCGCCTGAAGCCAGGCGGCAAAGTGGTGTTGATCATGACGCGCTGGCACCCGGACGATCTGGGGGGCCAGCTACTGGAGCACTCTGAGCCGGAATGGCGTGTGGTGCGTTTTCCCGCGCTCGCGGAAGCGAACGACCCGATCGGGCGGCCGGTCGGGGCTCCTTTGTGGCCAGAGTGGGAAGGTCATGACGAATTGTCGCGAAAGCGCGAGCTGATAGGCGAGCGCGCATGGTCGGCCCTGTTTCAACAACATCCTTTGCCATCCAGCGGTCGGCTATTTTCCGTCGACCGTATTACCGTCCTAGACTCCCCGCCTGACGGCGAGGCAATCGTTCGAGGCTGGGATCTGGCGGCAACAGGGAGCACTGGCCGGAACGATCCCGATTGGACTGTCGGTGTTAAGCTGTCGCGCGAAAAATCGGGGCGATATGTACTTCTCGACATCGTTCGAATCCGCGGAACGCCTCATGAGGTCGAGGAACTGATCGTCAGTACAGCGCAGAAGGACGGCACGAAGGTCATCGTCGCGATGCCGGAGGATCCTGGTCAGGCTGGAAAGAGTCAGATGTCTTATCTGACGCGGCAGTTGGGTGGGTTCCACGTTATTTCCTCTCGGGAGACAGGCTCGAAAGCGACACGAGCAATGCCGCTTGCTTCGCAAGTTGAAGCTGGCAACGTGTCGATCATTCGTGCTGACTGGGGCAGGAAACTTCTCGACGAGATGGGTGACTTTCCCTGGGGCAAGAAGGACGACCAAGTCGATGCCCTGGTCAGGGCGTTCACCACACTAACGACCCGCCCGCGTTCAACAAGTCTGATAGCTCTGTCGCTACTCGGCCGCTGACGATTGCCGAAGCCGAAGTTTGGAATCTCATGTTTGATACACTGTGCGATTTGGTCCCACAAGACAATGATTATCCTCAGCGTGTCCGAAAGACAACAATCTTAAAGCGTGTTCTGGATGGAACGCTTTACGATGCCCTTCCGTATCACTTTCATGAAGAACGAAGCATCACTGGCGAATACATTCCGTTGCGCCAGCGGCGACCAAGTGTGAGATACCCACTTTGCCGCATCGTGGTGGAAGATAGCGTTTCATTATTGTTTAGTGAGGGACATTTTCCAACCGTTGACAGCACAGATTTGGCCGTGCGGGCAGCTTTCGCTGACATTATCAAAGAAACCCGGCTCAATCTGACCATGACTCAAGCCGCGATGAGCGGAGCGACAGGATCGGTCGCGCTGTTATTGCGCGTGCTCAAGGGCCGCATTTTTGTTGATGTTCTGGATACTATGTATCTCACGCCGACCTGGGACCCATCAGCTCCGGACACATTGGCCAGGGTGGATGAACGATACAAGGTCTGCGGTGCTGACCTGTTGCGGAACGGCTACTCAATTGACGAGCCGGATGGACAATATTGGTTTTCACGATGCTGGGACAGCGAAAGCGAAACCTGGTTCGAACCACAACCCGTGGGCAAATCGCTTCCCGCGGTAATCGACGTCACACGCTCGGTCCGCCATCAGATAGGCGCGGTACCGATCGTCTGGATCAAGAACCTGCCAGGCTCCTCCGCGACTGGCGACAACGCCGACGGGGCATGCACTTTCTCGGCTGCGATGCACACGCAGGTTGAAATTGACTATCAGCTCAGTCAGGTCGGCCGGGGCTTGAAATACAGCAGTGATCCGACCTTGGTACTGAAGGATCCCTCACTTCCAGATGGTGAATTGATCAAGGGGGCGGGCAATGCCCTTATCGTTTCGGAAAAGGGGGATGCTCGTCTTCTTGAGATCGGCGGGACTGCCTCCGCGGCGGTCATTGAATATGTGCGCACATTGCGCGAACTTGCGCTGGAGAGCATCCATGGAAATCGAGCCAGCCCAGAGCGGATTACTTCCGCGCAGTCCGGCCGTGCATTGGAGTTGCTCAATCAGGGACTGATCTGGCTTGCTGACAATCTACGGACCAGTTACGGCGAGGCGGGCCTCCTGCAACTCCTGCGACTTATTGTTCGAGCGTCCCAGGTGTATACACTGGTTATTCTCGGCGATGCGGTTGGACCTTTGGATCCAGGTGCATCGCTGAGCCTCAAGTGGCCGAGATGGTATCCGACGACGGCGGATGACCGCCAGAAGGACGTCAACTCTTTAACGGCTTTGGTGACAGCCGGATGCATAAGTCGCGAGACGGCGCTGAAGGCAATCGCAGCTTGTTACGATATAGAGAATGTCGAGGCTGGGCCTGTTTCCACGACGATCAACGATATTCCACGAGATTGAAATGAATAATGATGTGGCGGACGAATTTGCCGCTCCTCCGGACGGCGATGTAGACGAGCAACCGGAACGGGAGTCGGAGGAGATTTCCAAGCTACGTGGCGAATTCCAATCACGCCTTGTAGTAGCAAACCTACGGACAGAAGCGGTCCGAGCCGGAATGATTGATCTGGACGGGTTGAAGCTGATCGACCTGTCGGCAGTGCGGTTGAGCAACGACGACAAGATCATTGGCGGCCGAAAGTTGATGGACGACCTCCGGCGAAACAAGCCGTGGTTGTTTACGGTTACATCCTCCTCAAGCGCTGCCACCGCCCCGACATCGCAGCCGGCCCGGCAGAAGACGGCGCTGGAGATGACTGATGAAGAATATGCCGCGGCGCGAACAGCGGTAACTCAATACCAATTCTGATTGATCACCATTTCTGACGATGGTCAAATACTCTAGATAGGACGATTGATGGGTATTCAAAATTTCCCTGTTTCACTTCAGCCGATCATTCAGCAGGGCTTTCTGGAGCGCGAATTCGCGCAGGCACTGCGGTCTCGGCTAGGCTATCGCGCTTGTGCCGATCGGGTCACGGTAGCGGTCGGCATTGGTGAGACGCTGACCAAGACTCGGGCAGGGCTTAAGCCGTCGGTGACCACGCCGCTGGCGCCTGCGACGAATACCAACTTCGACAACGGCCTGACCCCCACCACCTGGGGTGTCGAGCAGTATACGATTTCTATTAATCTATACGCTGCGACGACCGACCTGAACGTGGTGACCGAGCGAGTCGGCATTGCGTCACAGTTTCTGCACAACGCCTATGTCAACGGCGAACAGGCCGCCCGCAGCCTGGATGAGCTGTGCCGGAATGCCTTGTTCGGAGCATATCTTGGCGGCAATACGCGCGTCCGCACCACCCTGGCCAGTGCTGGTGCGGTTATCTCCGTCGATGACGTGCGTGGCTTCCAGACCGTCTTTGTCAATGGCGTCCAGCAGACGGTCAGCGGCAGCACCCCGATGACGGTCACCATTGGGTCCAATGCCTATACGCTTGTCGGTATTACCCTTGATACCACCAACGTATCAACAGCACCAAATGGGCTGTCGGGCGCGCTAACGCTGTCTGGCAGCGTTTCGGTTTCAGATGGGGCGGCGGGCAATACGGTCAGCGCTGCCAACTGTGCAACGATCGTACGTCCATCGCAGCGCGGAAACAGCTCCCTGATCACCGTGTCCGATACGTTGACGATGTCCAACCTGCTTGATGCGGTTGCCAAACTTCGGTTGAATGCAGTTCCTGAGATCGACGGTGCCTATAATTGCTATCTGGATCCAGTTTCTTCCCGCCAGCTTTTCGCTGATCCGGATTTCAAACAACTGTTCCAGGGCGCGACCTCGGCCAACCAGGTCTTCAAAAAGGGCATGACGAACGATTTCCTGGGCCTCCGCTTCGTTCCGACAAACGAAGCATTTGTGCAGCCACATCCGACGTTATCGGGTCTTATGATCCGCCGGCCGATGATCTGTGGCCAAGGGGCTTTGATTGAGGGTGATTTCGCGGGCATTGCGTCAACGGATGTCGCGCCGGCGGACTCGATCATCACGATGATTGATGGAATCGCAATGGTTACGCGTGAAGCAATCGACCGTTTGCAGCAGATCATCGCTCAGTCGTGGTATTGGGTTGGGGGGTTCTGTGCCCCGTCCGACACGACGACGAACCCCACAACGGTTCCGACTGCGACCAACGCCGCCTACAAGCGGGCCGTTATCGTGGAACATATCGGCTAACGCCGACAGAAGAGCACAATCGTCATGCCGCTAGGTTCCGTAAGTCCATTCCGCCCAACCGGCACAATAAGCGTATCGGCGGGCACCGTCTCCACAAACGCGCCACTATCGGGCGGAGGTGATTCGATTGTGGTCACCAATACAACCAGCACCCTTGCCTATATCAGGTTTGGTTCGGATCCAACCGTCGTGGCGTCCACAACGGACATGCCAATACTGGGTGGCAGCCGGCTCATCCTATCGGTCAACAGTCTGGTCTCCTATGCTGCCGCGATCTCACCATCGGGGTCGGGCACAATTTTATTCAGCCGCGGCGATGGGTCATTTCTTTGAACCCGCTCACCGACGCAGAGAAGGTGGATATCCGTCGTTTTTGCGGATATCCAGCCTATGGGGCAGCTCCTACGGGAATGCAATCGTGGCGTTATTTTCGGGTTTACGGTGTGCTTGAGTTTCGTCTCACGAACCTTTCGGAGCCGGAGACCCTGATTGCTCGGCGGTATCTGGGTAACCTGACGACACTTGAACAGGCCGTTCCCGCTGCATCCGAAAATCTTGACACGGACCAGGCTGCGATGTGGACAAGGAACAGGGACGAACCGGCCGACAGAACCCGTCTGTTCGATGAATGGAGACGGCGGCTCTGCGGCTTTTTGGGCGTTCCGGCAGGTCCTGCGCTGTCGAGCGGCACTGCGTCGTTGATTGTTTGAACGATGAACGGCCGGAAGCTGCAAGATCGCCTGTATTTCGCTTTGGGTTTGTCCGCGCGCCACGTCGGGCAGTCTGCGGATGCCTTTCGACCCAAGGGACCGTTCAATCCGTTGGATGCCAGGAACCGATTTCTGAGGTTACCTGCTACATTTGTATCCGCTAAAGGCAATGAAGAGCGGACAAATAATTATGGCGATGCGCTTTGGCACGGAATTTTTGATGCCAGCTATACTCAGGTGGGCGACTATATTGTCCTGAGGACTGATAGGTTTTTCGTGGCATCGCAGGACCACCTCTTGCCGGTCCTGTGCGTCAAAACCAATCGCATCATTTCAATCGTTCGACCGAACATGCAAACAAGCACCGCCAACAATGCTTACGGGGGCTACACGTCGGGTAGTTCGGCGACACTGATGGAGGGGTGGCCGGCCAGTGTACTGGGGGAAAATCGATCAAGCGCGTCAGAGGCAGATTTGCCAACCGATCAAGCAATCCCCTATTGGAACATCCTGCTTCCCGCCAGCGCCCGCCTCATACTTTCACCAGGCGATTTAATCACTGACGACTTGAATAGGACAGCAGTCATCGCGGGATCCGAACTTACGGATCTGGGATGGAGAATAAGCGCAAAGATGGCGACTACTTAGATGGCGGACCTATCGGACGTCGAGCAGGCGGTCGCCGACACCGTCGCTTTGACCTTGTACCCTGCTGGCCCATCTAAATCGAGTATCATTGGTACACTTTGCCGGGTCTATCGTGGATGGCCCAATTCCGCGACTTTGAACACGGATCTAAGTGCTGGCACGGTCAACGTCACCGTGGTGAGCGATAACAGCTCGGGACGGACAACGACCCGGTTTCTTCCAGAATGGAAGACAAGACCGTCGCGGCCAGGCGTGATGGCCAGCGCCGAGGGTCAAGTCATCACCATATCCGGCACACCTGTCGTTGGAGATGTCGTGGGTGTACTGATCAACGGATCAACATATGCGTATCGCATCCAGGAGGGTGATAGTCCAAACCTCGTTGCCTCGAATTTAAATCAAGTGATCCAGGCTGATCTCCCGGCGACGGCGCAAATGTCCAATATAACGGTGGCGGGCGCACATTCGATCTTGGTCAGGGTTGTTTGCGACAATTCCACGTCTTTCGAAAGCAGGAGGCAGGAAAAGGATATTCGGATTATCTGCTGGTGTCCAAGCCCACAGGCCCGCGACTCGGTGGTCGCGGCGATTGACGCGGCGATCGACCTGGTGAACTTCCTGGTCCTTTCAGACGACAGCTCTGCCCGCATCATTTATCGCAATACCGCCAGTTATGATCAGGCCCAGAATGCTCTGCTCTATCGGCGGGATTTGGTCTATACGGTAGAATACCCAACGGTCACGGTTTTTGAACAGCCATCGATGCTCTTTGGTGCCTCTGATCTAAACAGCAATATTACTTACGGTTAGGTATTACCATGACACATCAGCTAGTGGTTACGAAACCCTTTCTCAGCTTTGTTCGTGGCGACATCATCGCTGACGTGACGAAGATCAGTGAGATACTCTCCACTGAATACAAAAAGTTCGTAACGAAGGTTGCGGTGCCCAACACGTCGAAAGGTTAATCCGCGTGCCAATCTCTCAACAGGGTAGCATTAATACGACATCGCTGATTGTGCCCGACCTGTACGTACAGATCGTTCCGCCACAAAACCTGGTCCTGAATGGAGTTCCGACGAACATCGTTGGCGTCGTAGGGACGGCCTCCTGGGGCCCTGTCGATGAACCGGCGATCGTCGCGACGATGGCCGATTATGCACGGCAGTTCGGCTCCATCAAGGTCCGGCAGTACGATATGGGCACGCAGGTTGCGACCGCAGTGCAGCAAGGCGCTCAGAATTTCCGCTGCGTGCGGGTGACCGACGGTAGCGATGCAGCCGCATCGACCGCGGTTCCAGGGTCGAATGCGAGCTTCACCGCGATCTACACGGGCTCTCTTGGCAATAACATCGCCCTGACACTCCGAGCGGGTACCCAGCCCAACACCTGGATGCTGTCGGTCCTCCTCCCCGGGTTTGAACCCGAAATCTTTGACGGCCTTGTCGGAAACGGCGCGGCCTTTTGGACCGGACTGGCTTCCGCAGTCAACACTGGGCTAGGTCCGCAGCGGGGACCATCACTGCTTGTCATAGCGAGTGCAGGCGGAACGACGGCATCACCGGCACCGTTCTCATTGATGTTGGGCGCCTCAAGCACCGGTTCGGATGGCGCGGCACTGGTTGCCAGCAATCAGATGGTTGGTAATGATACAACCAGTCGCAGTGGAATGTACGCGTTACGGGGACAGGGCTGTGGGCTCGCGTTACTCGCGGATTGCGCTGACAGCACGACCTGGACCTTGCAGGCGGCCTTCGGACTGGACGAGGGGATATACATGATCCTCACGACGCCACCCGGCGATTCCATTACGAACGCCGTGACAACCATCTCCGCGGCCGGCTTGAACAGCTATGCTGCAAAGCTGATGTTCGGCGATTGGCTTTGGTGGTCTGACCGAGTCAATGGCACCATCCGCCTTGTTTCACCTCAAGGATTTGCGGCCGGTCGGCTGGCAAATCTTTCACCGGAGCAGTCCAGCCTCAATAAGCAGATTTACGGTGTCGTCGGCAGTCAGCGCACTGGAACGCCTGGTTCAGGCCAGAATACCGCCTATTCGTCGGCTGACCTGAGCGCACTGCTGGGTGCCGGCCTAGACCTGATCTGCAACCCCCAACCTGGCGGATCGTACTGGGGGGTTCGTGGCGGGAACAACACGTCGTCGAACGCCGCCATAGACGGAGATAACTACACGCGATTGACCAACTATGTCGCCGAGACTTTGGCGGCCGGTATGGGACAATATGTGGGACAAGTCATCAACAGCAACCTGTTCCAGCAAATCAGATCGACGCAATTGTCGTTTCTCAACAACATGTATGGACAAGGCCTACTTGGGAGCACTGACGGTTCCCTGCCATTCAGCGTTATATGTGATACGAGCAATAATCCTGTTTCGCGCACAGGTCTGGGTTACGTTCAATCCGATGCCCAGATCCAGTATCAGGCGATCAACGAGCGGTTTATTGTTAACGTCGAGGGGGGGCAGACCGTCCAGGTTTCTCGGCAGACACTACCCACCGGCCAAGTTAATTAGGAGATCACGCAGTGGGACTGACAGCATTCTCGATCGGCCGGGATACCCAACTCGTTGTGATGGGTCCAAGCGGGCGCATCGACATCAGCCATGTCACAGGCTTCGAAAGCCGACAACTTACGAGTTCCGTGCGTATCAACCGGCTCGACGGAACCCAGCTCGGCGCCGAGCTTCCGAAGGGCTGGGAAGGAAGCTTCGAGGTTGAGAGGGGGACGTCCGCACTTGATGACTTCGTTTCTTCATTGGAGCAGAATTTCTACAATGGCGGGGATACCCAGCCGGGAACGATGTACCAGTATATCACGGAAACCGACAGCTCCGTTTCGACCTACCAGTTTGACGGAGTTGTCGTCAAACTCGCCAGCGCTGGAGCCTGGAAGGGAGATGCCAGCGTCAAGCAGAAGCTCGAATTTTATGCGACCAGGAAGCGGCGTATTTGATGACACCTTCGCAGGTTATCATATCGGATGCGGTCAAAACATTTCCGGCCGTTGACCGACGGGGAAGGCGAATGACGCTGCGGCGCCTGACCGCGTTGGACACGCTGAGGCTTTTTAAGGCAGCAGGTCCGGTTTTGGCTCAGAACGAGCCCTGGTTATCTATGGCAGGCCTGGCGTTCTCGGTGTTGGAGATCGATGGTTTACCTGTGCCGTCCCCCGCCACCGAAACTCAGATCGAAAGCTTGATTGATCGATTGGGCGACGAAGGCCTGGCGGCCATCGCCGAGACCGTCGCCGACCAACAAGACGCCGCTGATGTGAAGTCAAATGCGGGAAACTTGCCCGGCACCCTGTCCTGATTGACTGCCTGTACCTTATTCGGAATGGGGTGCCTTTTGACGTAACGTTCTCACTTTCCGCGGCCGAAAGGGCGGCCTACGTGATTGCGCTGGGATGCCTTGAAGGCCACGTTTTCGATTGGTCTGCCTTCACCTGGACGCACCCTACAAGCGCTACGGCGTGATGCTACGCCTGGACGAAAACCCGAAGGTCGACACAAATGCTCAAGGCAGATCCAAGACGAATCTCCTGGTTCCTTGGCCTGCAACGGATCTTGCTGATCCAAAAGCATTTCATGGCTCCTCCAACGTTTCCCGTACGTCGCCAACGGTCAACGGCATCCGGCCCAGCGTGGACAAACCGTGGCGTCCCATTGGCGAAGGGTGGACGCACGAGCCGCACCCGACCGATCCCTTTCGGGGCATTGGCGTTTCCCGCGGCTAACCGGAACGCTTCGGCGGTCCACAGTTCGGCTATCAGAAACGCCAATGC